CAACATACATCGTACATTGCATTATGAAATATTTTAATGGAGTCTGTGTTAAGAACACCTTGAAACCATTTTAAAACTTTCTTTCTATCCATATTGCCACCACCTTCGTGAGCAATTGGATAATAGCCAGACCATCCTTTAACAGCGACAGCAATACCGGTAACATCTCCTTTACCAGCAACTGAACCTGATCCCATCTTAACTAGATCAGGATCTTTAGTTTCTAAGTCAATTGCAATCTCATCATGTTTAGATAAATCTGGAAAATTTTCTGGTGGTAGCCATTCAGTTTGAGCTTTAAATAATGGAAATTGTATCATTTCACAATACCCCAAGAATTCTTTTTTTCTTTTATTTCTTCTTTCACTTCTTGAGGATAGTCTCTATCAATCGCCATGTCAATATAATGTTTTGCTTTTAATAAATCTTCTTTTTGATTTTTTTGTTTATGCCTACACAAATATTTTATTGCGTTTCCCTCTGCAAAAGGGATATTATTTCTGTTAATAAATTCTGATGGTTGAATAACCATAGACCTATAGTGATCACCCCCTACTTGCTTTTTATATATTTTATCACTCATAATTTTCCATTGGATATGCTTTTTCATAATCTTTAGGTCTTATAATATGTAAATTTTCTTTTGTTCGTGTTGCTCCTACATAAAATAATCTTGTTTCATCGTCGGGGTTTTTTAAATAAGATCTGTTTGTATTGGTAGTCAGATCAGTTAATAAAACTACATTTGGTCTTTCTCCACCTTTAACACTATGTATAGTAGATAAATGTATTCTTGGATTTCCTTTTAAGTTTTCACCATTTCTTCGCATGCTTCTGATGTAATTTTTTCTTCTAAAATTTAAATCATCAAATGCTTCATACCAAGTGGCATCAGTTTTTAATCCATAGTCTTTTAATTGAGATAAATTATAATAACTTTCTTTAGCCATTCCCTTAAGTTTTAATTTATTTGCATGTTGAGGAGTCATATAGCTATATATTCTTTCAACTTGTTTATAGTTTAATGGAGTGCCTTTTCTTGCTAATTCCCATTCTCCCGCGGCCTCTGATGCATCTTTCTCCGGCATTTTTTTAAATCTATTTTCAAAATACCAACCTCGTTCTCTTATTTCATCTTCTATATTATCTAACATATGACGAGTGCGAGCCAACACATACCATTCTCCTGAAGACATATCTAAATCTTTTATATCATCGTAAAATTTTAAGGATCCTTGATAATCTCTAGGAGCCCATTCTTTATATCTTCTTTTAGATACACGTTTAATAATACCTAAAGCAAAATCATGTATTGCTCTTGGTATCCTTCTGGATTGTGTAAGATTTAAAAGTTTTCCTGTCTGTGCTATAAAAGAATCTACATCAGCACCAGCCCATCGAAATATTGCTTGGTCATCATCGCCGGCAATAAAAGAATCTTCTGTATTATTCCATATTTTTTTAGCCATGTTCCATTGCATTAATGAAAGATCTTGCGCCTCATCTATAAACACCACATCAAATTTAGGACATTTATCTGATTTAATAAATTCTAATATCATGTCATTATAATCTTTAAGAACGTTTTCTTTTTTATATCTTTCTAATTCATGGTCTAAATGAACCAAAGTTTTATATTCAACTTCAGTATTATGTTCTCCCATTTTTAATTGTTGTTCTAATGTTATGTTTCTAAGTTTAGCTAAGTGAATAAGTCTTAAGTAATCACTTTTAGTTGTAAATAATCCAGTCTCTTCTTCATCAAATTCATTATAATCTAAAAAAATATTTAATTTTTTACCAAGATCTTCGTAATGTCTTTTTTGCATCACCTGGTCTTTATTATATCCTAGTTTTCTAAATGCTAATGAGTGTAGAGTCCTAAAGTAAGGAAGGTCATCTTCTGTATAATTAAATTTATCCATAGCTCTTCCCTTTGCTTCGTTAGCGGCTTTCTTTGTAAAAGCAAAGTATCCTATTTTATCTGGATCAGTATTTTTTAAATAATCTTGTACTTTATTAAGAAGAGTCCAAGTCTTCCCTGTTCCTGGTGGACCTAATACAATTGTTTTCATTAAAAAGGTGCCTCTTCTTTTAATTTCTTTTGAGTAAATTGATCTTCAACTTTATCAAATATATCTACTTTCATAATAGATGGTTTCTTTTTACCAATGATCATTCTTCCCTCTTCACACCCACAATGTTCTTTAAGCATCTGCTGCGTTACTTGATAATCTTCTTTCCATTTCTTTTTAGTTAAGTGTCCATGAAAAAATCGATGAAAAGTAAATACATGTTTGCTATCTTCTGTATACACTGCTCCATTTAAAATATCTTTTTTAGTAACCGATCCAATTGCTCTTTGAATACAATAGTCCTCTAAATGATTACCTAGTTGATCTATCTTAGAAGAGCCAACTGGTGCCTCTACTTCTTCAATTGCTTGTAGAAGCTGATCTACATATGATTCAAATTCTTTTGTGGTAACTCTTTTTGGTTTTTTATTTATTTGTTTTGCTACAGTTCTTCTAAACAATCTTTGTTCCATCAGATAATCTATTGTATCTAACTTAACTCTTTCTCCATCTACATTAACCCAATAGTAAGGTTCATCTAATAAAATTTTTTGTAGATCAGTAAGTGATGGAAATACTGATTCCCCTCCTATGCCAAATTCTCTAGTTCTACATAAGTTTTTATCACAATGGTTACACATTGGTTCTTCATTACATTTAAAACCTAAATCTTTTCCATCATTAAATTTTATTTTACCTTGAACTATTTTATCTTCTAATGGTCCTTCAGGATGTTTTTCAAAATATTTATAATTAAATGCATTTATCTTTGCTTGCCAATTTTCAGGCCACTTTCTTTTTGCATATTGTATGTATTGATAAAGTATTCTGTCTCTCCCATCTTTTATATCTGTTTGTGTTAAAGATTCTAAACAAGGAGGACCATCACTAAATTCTGACTGTGGTCTTTTAATTTCTAATTTTTCTAGTTGTTCAGGAGTTAATTTACTTCTTGCATATAAACCATAAAATCCAGAAAGTGATGCAGCTTCTCCATTTTCTAAAAAAGCATATCTTGTTGTGTCATCACCATTAAAGTATGGTAAATTAAGAAAGTTTCCTGTATCATCTTGCGATTTTAATTCTATTTGTTTTGGAAATACCTCTGCTCCTCCATAACCTAATACTGCGCTGATAGATAATAATTTGTCTCTTACTATCTTTGCTTCTACTGGAACTTCAGTAAATAAAAATACATGAGCTCCCCCCGATTTAGATCGGAATACTACCAATGGTAGTTTTAAATTTTTAATTTTATCAATTAATTTTTTATGATCAAAACCTGCATAGGAATCTATATCTATACATCCCCATATACATTTATTGTCATCATTGATTGGAATTATACCTAGACTTGGCTCAATTCCTTTAAGATGTCTATCCCACAAATCATCTGTAACTTTTCCTCTTGTTACAAACGATTTTCCTTTTATTTTTTGACCGTCTTCGCCTTTCTTGTCCACATAAGTGACACCACGCGCACGATCTAATCCTTTAAATATATCTTTAAAATTTGCAACTGACATAACTTTCAAAGTGGGCAGTTCCACTCTCGCTTTCCTGCCCACTACCTAGGATACGGTTAGTATGGTGAACTATTTGTTTCCTCTGAGCCATGCTTCGCTTGCACTTCGCCTTTACCTACTCGGTCAGCAAAAGTTTTAGCGATATCATAGATTGATTTGTCAGATACAGGACCAATTTTAGATACATCCCATCCAAACCATGTTCCTTTGTCATTAGACATTTGAACAGTCTTTAGATTATAAATGTGGCTATATGTTGGCGGTGTAAATAATCCGTTTTTACCCTGCATTTTTATGCCCATCATCATTGAATTCCATTTTCTACTCACTTTTAATTGAGTAGCTTTCATAGAAATCAAAGCTGTGGTTGGACTCTTACCTAAGAGTATCACAAAGTGATTGGCAGTGTTTTCTAAATAGTTACCATTAGGTAATCTATCTTTGAAAGATTTATCACGAGTAGTTGTACTCACGATATCACTGTCTGCCTCATGAATAGCTACTGGAGCACCAGTGCTAGTTCCACGATCCTGCCACTCTATGTATTGTCTTTTGTAAAAGACGGGCAGTACATCGATAGCATCATACAGTTCGTTAGAAACTGTATTAATTATCTTGCCGGGTTCTGCGCCCTCGACATATTTCCCATGAGTTTTATTTACCTCAGGAGATAATTGTCCCAAAACTTTTAAGAAAGGTAACGCAAGATCATCTTGCGATATGTTTTGAGCACCTTTATTAGCATCAGCTTCAAAAATATTTGTAGCTAATGCTCCTTCTTTTTTCGTTGCTACTTGGTTCATAGTTATTGTTTCCTTTTTATTGTTGTTTTATTTCCAATGAATACATTGAAAATTTCCGTTGGCATTTCTTT